GGTAGAAACTTCAGTAATACCAAAAGTAAACGGAGTTCCAATAAACTGCATCGCAGATACAGACCTATCTGTGATTACAACGATCTGCTGTTTAGTTTGTACTGCGGCAATAATTTCAGTTCCTGTACCTATTCTAAGTTCGCCTGCAGTATTCGTTGCCGTAGCCGCCCAATCGGACACAGATCCTTGGTTCGAGAACCTAATAGTCAAAGGGTCTTGATTCCCCGGATCGCCCTGCGGATCACACCCAAAAGCCAAAGCATGTCGATCTCTTTCAGACACAAGAACAATGTTGGCAACTTGAGGTGGGCTTGTTGCGCCACCAATAGTGGTAATGTCTACGGCCCGTGCAAGTGTGCCACCAGAAGAATCCCAATAATAAATACCGCCGCCTCGGACATTTGAAAGCAAATCTTCTCCAAAGTTGTCCATTGACCAAAGCCGAAGTTGACTACCTGCGATGCTGGTATCGGCTGCAGAACCCCAAGAACCTCTACTCCAAAGACCCGCGCCCCAACCTGACCCAACAGCCACCGTGTTCAAACCCGTGTTGATTTGATATGTGCCTACTACAGAACTACCACCATTACCTGTATCTGATGAATTAGCGGTAGCAGTAGCGGTAATAGTGTAAGAATTAGTATCTATAACAGAAGTTATCTGATGCTCTTTATTTAACACTGCTGCAGTAATTGCTCCTCCAAGAGACGCTGCTCCGCTGAACGTTACAAAGTCATCAAGTATTGCGCCATGAGAAGTGTCTGTAACAGTTATTACTGCGCTCCCATTTGTTGCACCAAACGTTACAGCGCCTGCGCTTGTAGTGTTTCGTATAGGTGTAATATCTATTGGATCAGAACCATCTATAATATAAAGTTTTAGGTTTGTACCCGCACCAACATAGTTTGTACCTGAAAGAGTACTGAACACATGTAAATCTCTACACGTTCCATGCATTGTATTGTTTGTAAACCGAGACCATCCGCCGATTGTTTCCGGAAACCCCATAGTAAACCGTACTTTATCACCTGTGCGCCACCCACCTTCACTGGTGTAGTCGGTAACATCTTGGATAAACCCAGGTTTAAACTGAAGTTTTTGTAGCGGCATTATAAACCTCCAACGGAATAATTACGATATAGTCCCATATGCAGTGACGTTAGCCAAGGCTGTTAAATTTCCAGAACCGTCTATACGAAGAACATTTGTACCGTTGTACGCAAATGTCAGGTTTGAGCCTGCAGGTGTTACAGTCCAACTTTGCGTTCCACCTGTCATTGTAACAGTTCCGTCAAGCGTAGGGCCTGTGAGCGTAGGGCCTGTGAGCGTAGGGCTTGAAGAAGGCGCTTTAGTGTTAAGTTGTGTTTGTATGTTTGAGGTAACACCATCGACGTAGTTAATTTCCGCTGTTGTAGCTGTAATACCATCAAGAACGTCAAACTCAGAAGCCGTAACGCCTGTTGCTCGTAAATCTTTAGCGTAGTTTAAATCGTTAACGTCACCCGTAAACCCGTCTAATTTATTAATCTCGGCGGTAGTAGATGTTACGCCATCGAGAATGTTTAATTCTGCGCCAGTTGAAGTGACCGTAACGCCTGCTACTATTAACGATCCAAGGTCCAAAGAACCTGTAATGTCCACAACCGCTGCGCCAGAACCTGCTCCATCGCAATATATAATCTTAGTCGTGTTCGCTAATACGCTAACGTTTGCCCCAGAACCTTGAGTAAATGTGGCTATCTGCCCAGTACCGTTTTTAACAATGTATATGTGCTGCCCATAGTTTGGGCTAACAGTCACCGTGTTAGTGCCAGAAGGAGACCCTCCCAGTACGAGGACTTTGTATTGCCCGTCAGAAACCGTGCCATCAGTAGTAGTCAGTGTATGGGTTGTACCGGAAAGAGTAATTGAACCGACTCCGTTAGTAAGTCGGTCTATAATGTTCATGTTGTCGTTTACGGTGCTGCCCCATGTAGAGGATTGCTCTCCGTTTGCGGGTAGCTCAATGCCGCTGTTAGCTGTGTATGTACTAGGCATTAATCACTCCTTATGCTGCTATTTCTGTCCATATTGTACCCGCGTCTGGTTTAATCCTACCCCATACAAGTGCTTGTCCGGCTATTCCTGTAGCGGATACTCCAGTTGGAGTTACCAATGCTGTCCCCGTTATTGTTGCGGAGCCTACACTACCTGTAGCTAAAACTCCAGTAACAACCGCGCCTGCACCTGCTAGGATATGTACGCTGCCCACAGACATAGTTCCGGCTACACCTGTAACAGCAAACGTAGCGTTAGCGGCTATAGTTGCAGAACCAACTTCTCCTGTACCTTCGACACCTGTAATGGTTGCGTCTGGACCAGCATCAGCTACACCAACCTGACCAGTAGCTCCCACACTTGTAACAGCAAACGTAGTATCTGCTTTAAAACCTAAAGTACCCGTTGCACCTGTAGAGCCTACCCCTGTAACAGAGAACGTAGCGTTTGATTTAGTTGTAACAGATCCAAGATTGGCTGACATCTGTGGAGAAGTAACAGCGAACGTAGCGTTTGATTTAGTTGTAACACTGCCAACAGAACCGGTAGAACCCACACCGCTAACAGAAACAGAATGGTCAGTAAATGCAAAGACAGGGGCAATATTACCGTTTAATTGGTCAGTAGAGAACGTAGCTGTTGACCCTGCATCTACCGATACACCGTTAACTAACGCAGAGCATTGCACCGAACCAACAACGAACGTAGCGTTTGATTTAGTTGTAACACTACCAACAGACGCAGAAGCAGCAACGCCTGTAGCAACAATTATCTGCTCCCCACTACCTACATCGGAGAAAGCCGCCGCTGAATATGGGGAAAAACCTAACATTAATTATCGCTACCTTTTTAAGTTACTCTGGCTTATTGGGCCAATCATTGTCGTTCATATTGGGCCAGTTGTCATGTGTAGTAATATCCCTTAACGACTGTCTATATGTAGACCATTCAGTTTTTTTAGCGTCAGTTAATGGAGCATCGCTAAGTTGCGTCCAATCTGAAAATCCTAATAAAGAATCTCTAGTTGCAGTTGAAATTAGTTCCTGAGATGGTTGAGCTATTGGCTCAATAGTACCTGTGATACCTGCGCTAACAGACATTTTATCCGCATCCTCTAGATCCCACGCTGTTTCTGGAGAATACGATCTCAGTACATCCGTTAAATCTTCTGTAGATAAAGGTATTGGCATACCCACCAACTGAGATGTTTTTCCATCTTTTGAAAAAGTTACGTCCATGCAGTTGTTATCTAAATGCACTGTCGTAATTTCGTACTTTATAGTCATATTAAACTCCTTTCAATCTTTAGATTATACTACCTAATCTTGTACCATTAGCAATCCAAGTAATATAAGCATTACCATTTAAGCATCCACCTGCGCTGCCGCCGCCATGAGCCCCTGACCCTGACCCACTAGCACCACTAGCACCATAATCACCACCATTACCGCCTTTTGCGCCTACTGATGGATTCCCCTGTTGTCCACCGCCGCCGCCTCCATAACCAAACGATGCAAGAGATCCGGCTCCGCCGGGACTGCCGTTGGCAGTGCCCCAAGAAGTCGGACCACCTCCTGAACCCCCCTCGCCATTAGTTCGTCCGCCGCCTCCGCCGCCACCTTGCCAAAATCTATTTGGTTGGTATCCACCGGAAACTTCTGCACCACCGCCACCACCGCCGCCTCCGCCGCCTCCGATAGTCCCTTGATTATTTATGCTAACTGGAGAACCAACAGTTAGTGCTCGTCCACCTCCTGTACCTCCAGAACCACCGTATGTTCCTGGGCTCGGGAAAGGGTTTATGTTTTTACCATTACCACCACGACCACCTCTACCAGCAATAAAACCATTATTTATTAAGGTCACACCACCGGGCCAAGAACCATTTATGACCATGCCATTTTCGCTTGTATTGGTTGCATAGCAATAAACGCCACTAGCGATTGTAATTTCTGCTTCTACACTTTGATCCCAACCATTACTAATAGCAAGACTTCTCAAGTTAACATTTGTGGAATTAGAAGATATGGTCATTGAAAAAGTATTAGCCTTACCATAGCCATCAGACATTTCAATTTCGCCTGATGCAACGCCAAATAATCCACGAACAGCAGCGCTACCCATGCTTATTTCTGCTGTGCCACTATTGCCAAGCTCTACGTTAACTTGGTTAAGAGTTATCTGACCACTGGAAGGTAATGCCATGTTTTATCTCGCTTTTAGTTCTTCGATTTCAGCTTTCAATTCTTTAATTGCTTCAATCATTAATCCATGCAGTTGATCATACTGCACTGTCTTGTATTCAGTCTTATCATCGTCACCCATCTTGAGGGGCAATGCGCTTTCAGTAATTGCACTTGGCATTACCTTCTCGACTTCTTGGGCAATAACACCAGCAGACTTTTTGCCATCAGCTAAGTATTCAAATGTGTAACCATTTAGCTGTGATACTTTATCCAAGGCATTGTCTATCTTAACGATGTCTTTCTTTAGACGCTCATCAGAGATTGTTGTTGAGTAAGCAATGACGTTGCCTTCAACGTGTAAGTCTCCGCTGTTGTAAAGGCGCATATCTACTGCACCATCAAGTACAAATTCGTGGTAAGTCGTTCCAAAATATAAATAATCATTATTGTCACGACCAATAGACGTAATACCATCACGCAAGTCAGATTCAATGCTGAAAGTTGTGCCTGATAAATCAAGGCCAGAACCAGCACTGTAAGTTGTGTTAACGTAAGATGTAATGTACCCAGCGCCGTTAGTAAGTTGGTTATTGTTTGTTACGTTAGTAGCACCTGACGCTATGCCATCTAGCTTTGTTTTATCCGCAGCAGATATACAACCAGCGGCTGATGTTGTAGCTGCAGGTACTGTTGTGTTAGAACCGGAACTTGAAACTATAGTAACATCTGTTGCTGATGTGCCGCTACCTAAGTTTGTAGGTACATTTACTTGTGCTCCATCGGCTACGTTTATAAAGGTTCGAATAGCCGCCGCACTACCATGTCTTATGTAGTTGTCGTTACCTGTCTCGACCATAACTTTAGTAACGCCGCTCGTTACATCATTAGCCGTTGTGTTTATGTAGTTTGCAAAGATATAACCACTGGCATTACGTTGTACGACAGTACTGTTACTCGCAGCGTCAGAAACTGTGTAAGGGAAACTGTAATTGTTAGCATTAGCCGCTATACCATCTAGCTTTGCGCCGTCTGTAGCTACGTCACGTCCGTCGAAAGTCGAGTTGGTTGTGATAGCACCTGTCATAGCCCCACCAGCTTTTGGTAAAGCAGCGTCAGCCTTAGTGCCTTGGGCGGCTGTGGCATATGCGGAAGATGCAGTAGTAGCGGCTGTGCCTAAACCTAATGTTGATCTAGCTGTAGCAGCGTCGGCATCGTCAACTAATGTTTTACCAAATGCACTAATAGTTGTATTAGCCGGTAACGACAAAGTCTTAATATCACCATCTACTTCAGAATCCATCAAGGCTCCTGCGGCAGTAACGTTGGCTGTGTCTGTGACATCAGCGGATGCTTCTATACCATTCAGCTTAGAGTGATCTGCATCAGTAAACACATTTGAATCTGTAGCTGCTTCCACCGCTGCTCGTATTTCTGCGTTAGTTTGATCTGCTGTAGCCCCAGATTCAATACCGTCTAATTTAGTGCCATCCGTAGCCACGTCACGCCCATCAAAAGTGCTGTTAGTAGTAATCGCACCTGTCATAGCTCCACCAGCTTTAGGTAAAGCGGCGTCAGCCTTAGTACCTTGTGCGGCTGTAGCATAATCTGTGGTATCAAATGCTTTTACTTGAGCAAGGTTAGTAACTTCACTATCCATCAAAGCGCCAGCGGCGGTTACATTAGTCGTATCAGTTACGTCTGCGCCGTCTTCTACGTTTAGTGCAGATAGCAATGCGCTTTTGGATATAGACCCAGTTAAACCTACAACGGCTTGGACGGCATCTGTTTGATCGTGTTTCGACCAATTACTCGCATAAGTAGAAGTAGACGCATTGTCTGTCGTCGCAACGATGTTGTCTCCCACTGCAAACGATATACTATTAACCGTGCCTGCTCCAGAAACGTAATAGAACCAACCCGTCTGAGCGGAACCCCCACCTGGGAAACTGCCTGAACCTGCGTTCCAATCACCTTTATAAACCATCCCGTTTTCGAGCGCAGCAATATCGGTTTCCATTTGGTCGAGATCAACAGCCTGTGTAACCGTAATAAAGTCTACCTTAGTCTCGTCCGCAGTTAAAAAAGACGCCGTGGTGTTTTGTAGGACACTAGAATAGGCTTGTACATTTGACCCGATAGCCACACCTAGATTAGTACGGGCTGTAGACTTATTAGGTAAATCTGATAGGTTATTAGCCTTCATAGCCGCGCCAGCAGAAGTCACATTAGCCGTGTCTGTTACATCAGCGTTTGTTTCAACTGTATCTAGCTTAGTTCCGTCAGTAGCTACATCACGTCCATCAACTGTACCACCCACAACTAAATTGTTGCCAATGGTTACATTGTTACTTGCATCCTCGATTACGGCCTTATCTGCAGGGTAGGTCAGGAATATATTCTTTGTCCCTATACCCCAGTTAACAGCGTTATTGGAGTTAGAAGACGTAAACACCGTTGTGCGGGTGATGGTCCCCCCGCTAGATGCGTAAGTTCCAAGACCA